GATCGCGGACTGGTCGAGATCAAGTGCCCGTTTGGCATTCGGTACAAGAGACCGCCGGTATTCAAGACGGCAGCAATGCAGACCCACTATTATGCGCAGATGCAGATACAGCTATTTGCCACGGACCGCGATTGGTGCGACTTCTACCAGTGGACGCCATACGGGGATGCGGTCGAGAGGATTGAGTTGGACAGGGCGTTTCTCAATACGATCCTGCCCGTTCTACGTAATTTTTATGAGAAATATTTGATCGAAAGAGAGCTTCCAAATGCAGAAAAATACCTTTCTGATCAAACGTGAATTAAATGGTCTGACAAAATCACTAAATCCATGCCGTTTTTGTGGATCGGTAATGGGTCAATTGCATAATTCAACGCCACCGCATGGGCTTGCTGTTCGATGCGATGGGTGCGGTAAATTTTTAGGATGGCTTCAGAAAAACTATTCTGAACGGTTGAAGGCAGGGATGGGCATAGAAAATGGGCAAGCGAAGCAATTTTAAACCGCACAAGCTTGATGCCTATGCGACACCGGAGGAAGCGGTTCTGCCGCTTCTTTCGCACCTACCAAAGGGTTCATATTATGCGGAGCCTTGCGCCGGTGATGGGGCTCTGATCCGCATCCTGCAAAAGCATGGCCACAAGTGCGTTGCCGCCTATGACGTTGAGCCTCGCCACAAGATCGTGAAACAGGCAGATGCGTCATTTTTGACACGTCAAGATATGAACCGCGCCAACCTAGTGATTACAAACCCACCTTGGGGCCGCGATGTGATGCACCAGATCATCGAGAGATCCTTGTTTTGGGGGCCGACATGGTTGCTGTTTGATGCGGATTGGATGCACACCAAGCAGGCCACGCCTTACCTGCCGCACTGCAAGAAGATTGTGTCGGTGGGGCGGGTGAAGTGGTTTGGGAATACGGCTGGCAAGGATAATTGCTGCTGGTACTTGTTTGATTTTAACGACCCGCAACCCACAATCTTCGTAGGACAGTGATGAATACCATTAAACTAACCAAGCCCGAACTCATGGTTGCCGGGCTTGTCGGCAACATGCGAAGCATATCGTCGCTGGGCAATCTCGTTCAAAACAAGCATTCGCCAACTGATTCGCAGTGGCAGATCGATGTCGATGGGGCAGCCGCCGAAATGGCCTTTGCGAAGTGGCTGGATGTCTACTACGAGCCATCGGTGAATACATTCAAGGCACCGGACGTCGGGGTCATGCAGGTGCGATCCACCAAGCACGAGCATGGCAAGCTGATCATCCGGGCAAACGACAAGAAGGACGAGATTGTCGTCCTTGTGATTAATCGCATGCCTACCTACACAATGGCCGGTTGGATACGAACCAACGAAGCCAAGCAGGACAAATACCTCTACGACCCCAATGGCAAGGGTGCACCGGCATGGATGGTGCCACAGGTCAATCTAAATAAAATGGAAGATTTAAATGTTAAGACCCTATCAACAGACAGCGCACGACCAGATCATCCAGTGGGTGAAGAAAACGGCTGAACCCTGCTGCATCGAGGCGGCGACGGGGGCAGGCAAGAGCCACATCATTGCGGCGATTGCGGACACTATTCACCGCATATCGGGCGGCAAACACGTCCTATGCCTTGCGCCTAGCGCCGAGCTTGTGGTGCAGAATAGCGAGAAATACCGCGCAACTGGCAATCCCTGCTCGATCTTCTCGGCCAGCGCAGGCGTCAAGTCGCTTAAGCACCCGGTGGTGTTTGGCACCCCGCTGACGGTAAAGAACCGCATCAGGCGTTTCGGCAGCCAATTCGGGATGATCGTCATCGACGAGGCCCACGGGATCACGCCGACGATCCGCAACATCGTCAATGCCATTCGCGAACAGAATGCCAACATCCGCGTCGTGGGGATGACTGCCACGCCCTATCGGATGGGGACTGGGTACATCTTCGGCCAGTGGCCAGATGGTAAGCCAGTCGGAGAACACGAAACCATCAATCCGTACTTCTCGGTCTGTGTGGACCGGATCACGGCTCAGGAGCTGATTGATCAGGGCTACCTGACAAAGCCGGTGATCGGGCAGATACACGCCGAATCATACCACACCCTCGACATGGAGCTGAATAGCCGCAATCAGTTCGACAGCGAGGACATCGACCGCGCCTTTATCGGCCAAGGCCGCAAGACGTCTGCAATCATCGCGGACGTGGTGGCGCAGGCCAGAGAACGCCAAGGGGTGATGGTCTTTGCCGCCACGGTGCAACATGCCCAAGAGTGCATGGAAAGCCTGCCACGGGGCTTGTCTGCCCTTGTGACGGGGAATACGCCCAGTCAGGAACGCGCCGCCATCATAGCGCGGTTCAAGGCCCAAGAGATCAAGTACCTTGTCAACGTGCAGGTGCTCACCACCGGCTTCGATGCCCCCCACGTCGATCTGATTGCAATCCTACGAGCGACAGAATCAGTTGGCCTGCTGCAGCAGATCATCGGTCGAGGCCTGCGCCTGTTCGAGGGTAAGGATGACTGCCTGATCCTAGATTATGCCGAGAACCTCGAGCGCCACTGCCCCGACGGTGACGTGTTTAACCCCTTGATCAAGACGGTAAAGGCAAAGGAAAACGCACTTTACCTGAAGGTGCGCTGCCCATTATGCGAAGTTGAGAATGAATTTAAAGCCAGACCAAACCCATCGGGGTTCAACATCAGCGCCGCTGGGTATTTCTGTGATATGTTCAGCATTCCAATCACCTCAGAGCATGGCAACATTCCCGCCCATTACGGCAGGCGTTGCCAGTCGAGACAACTCGTGGCGGGGCAACTGGTACAGTGCGGATCTCGTTGGACCACAAAGACCTGCCCCCACTGCGAGGCTGATAATGACATAGCCGCACGGTATTGCTCAGAATGTAAGGGGGAGATCGTCGATCCGAACGAAAAGCTGATCGCTGAGTTTAAGGCGATGAAAGATGACCCCACAAGGCGGCAGACAGATGTGGTGGAAGAATGGAAGGCAAACCATACCCTAAGCAAGGCTGGGCGGGAAATGTGGCGCATCGATGTGCGTACATCGTATCGGAAATTTTCGTTCTGGGTGCCAAAAGATCCAAACTGGTCGCAAGGTTTCAAAGATCGTGCTATGTTTACCGCATTGGGTGGCAAGCAACCCGATACCATTACCTATGAGAAGGATGGGCAGTGGTACAAGGTAACGGCATATAACAGGAAGCCAGATGAAGTTCCCGACAGGCATTGACGTATATGGTGACAAATCATTTAGGGGCAAATGCGCCACCGAATCGCTAGAGCAGGTTACATTTTTTGCTAGGATGCGCCGTGATTATCCAAACTCATGGGGCAAGATTGCCTTCCATCCCCGCAACGAGGGTTTTAGGACGGCAATGAAGGTGAAGATTGAAAAGGCCGAAGGCATGGTGACCGGAACTCCCGACATCATCATCCCCGGAAGCCCGACATTTGTATGCGAATTGAAGCGGCGGGACCACACCAAGTCCTCGCTACAAGATGGACAGAAGGATTACCTATATGCAGCCCAAGAAGCAGGGGGATTTGTTTGCATTGCCCTCGGCCACAAGGCGGCGCGAGAAGCATTCGGACGATATCTGGCAATTCATTACGCGGCCTAGCAAAATGATCGAAGATGTGATGATTGGCAAGGTTGCGTTGCAGGATCAGCCTGCGGGGATACAGTCCGCCTGCCGCTTGGCGATCTATGACCGTGCTTGCCGGATACTTGATCTGGAAACGAAGTTGGAACGTAGGGCCGAAATTGGCCGGACACCTGATAAATTGCGGCCTTACATCGAGGCGGAGGTAATGAAGATATGGAGGACGAGAAATGACGAATCATGAAATTGCAGAATGGATAGGATTGCTTTGGGCTCTTGGCATGCTAGGCTACATAATCCGTATCATCATGTGTGAGATAAACAAATGATCCGAATTGATCCACCTCTGCCGTTGGACACGCCAAAGGGACCGGCAATGGCGCACTTCCTGATTGATTATGGGTTTGAGCATCACCTCTCATGGATTTGTTTCCAAGATGAAACAGGCGAGTGCTGGACTTGGACAAATCGGGATGTGCGGATGCAAGATAATATTTCTGCAGGTCGTGCAAAAAAGTATTTGACACCTGAAAAGGACGGTGTATAAAGGGGACATCAGCAACGAGCTGACGCAAATTTAAATGGAGACTTCAGATGTCAAACCGCACCCTCGCCGATCGTTACTTCGATGTAGACTCCCAGATCAAGGCTTTAGAAGTCATCAAGGATAGCCTTAAGGCTGAGATCATCGCAGTCGGCACCGAACTTGTCGAAGGCGAACAGTACAATGTTAAGGTGTCGCTCTCG